GACTGGGATGGACAGCACGTTGCACTGGAACTGCTGGGGCTTGTTGAGGTAGGCAGGCGTCAGTAGGGCCGGAAGGTCCGGGGGCTCCGGAGGCTGGGGAGGGTCGGGGAAGTTCGGCAGCGCGATACCAAACGAGATGCCCGTGTCGCTCGGGGGCGTCCAGGGCTGCTCGATGTTCAGGTTGAATCCGCTCGACGATGCGGAGAAGGTATATCCGTCGCCGGGCTGGATTGTCTTCATGGCTCAGATCAGGCGGTTGTCACGGTAGACCTTATCGCTCCAGCCGACCAGACTAAAGCGCACTTCATAGTTCACCTTGTAAAGCAGGCCGTAGTCCTCGACGTTGACCTGGGACAACAGCAGCTGATTGAAGGAGCCGTTGGCCGCGCTCGAGACCCAAGTGGTGCCAGCGTAGTCGGGGATGATGTTTGGCAGGACGCTCGACCAGTCGTTGTCGCGGGAGGTCGTGCCAAGGTAGGAGACCATGTTCTGGACCTCGGCGGACTCGGTCGTGTAGAAGTGGCCAGAGAAGGAGGACTGCGGGGCGAGGTAGTTCGTCTTGCCGTAAAGGTGCTTGAAGTTCGAGTCGACGAAGCCGATGAAGCGGCCGCCGCTGACGTCCTCGAAGCAGGAGCCGTTCAGTCCGACGTAGGACTGCTTCTTGCTGACGAGGCCGGTGACCGGGGTGCCGTCAGAGTTGTAGCCGGTGATGACCGAGACGAAGTCCGCAGGGCTCTTGATTTCGACCATCGGTCCGAGCGGGGACTGCGAATAGGTTCGGCCTGCGATGATGCCCGCGTATCCGTCACCGCCATCGTCGAAGAAGTTAGGGTTGGCCGTGATGTTCTCGGATGTCAGGCCGTTTGACGCGGCGACTTCCGGGTTGGTGAAGAGGCCCTCGTTCACGGTCGGGTCGATGCCGATGTAGTCAACGGTGATCGTGGCGATGCCCAGGTTGTCGTAGGTCACGCCGAACTTGTGGGCGGCGAGGGCCGCGTTGATGGGGCAGGTCGAGCCTCGGTTGCCGACCGACAGATCGTTGTCCGTGTTCGCCTTCCAGACGCAGGTGGCCGTGAGCAGGCCGTAGCCGTCGTTGCTCAGTTTGGCACCGGGCTGGAGCACCGGGGCTGATAGGTTGTTGCCGTAGTCTTGACGTGCCATAAAGGTGATTACATCTGGTCGCCGTAGCCGTCGACGTGGGGGTTGCCAGTGGGGGCGGCCAGCCAGCCATCAGCTGGGGAAGGACCACCTGCCGCGATGCGCTCGAGCAAGGCGGTCTGCTTGCGCTGCTCTTCAAGCTGAGCGGTCATCGCTTCCATGACCGGGTTGGCGCCTACGCCTACCACGTTGGAGAAGCCTTCAGGTCCCTTGAAAGAGGTCGGCTTGGAGTCGAGTTCCTTCTGCTTGGCGATAGTCATCTCGGCGGCTTCCTTCTGCTTGTCGGCGGCGACTAGTGTCGGGTCTGTCTTCTCGCGCTCAACAGCACGACGTGCGAAAACGTCCTGCATCTCCTTGTCCTTGCTCATGTCGCTTAGACCGAGGTAGAAAAGGGCTCCCTTGATGTCGCGCTTGAACGCTTCCATCTTACCCATCTTAGCGCCTTCGGCCTCGTACTGGGCTATCGCCGCGTCAGCTTCGCCACCGAAGCCCATCGTTCCGGGCCTGAGTTTAATCTGCTCTTCCACCTGAGCCTGGGCGGCAAGCTCAGCGTTCTTTCGGTCAAGGGCATCCTGACGCGCACGTGCGATTTCACGGGCAGATGATTTCACACCTGCCGACATATACTTGTTCTCGCCCTTCTCCGCGTCGGCCAGAGCGTCACGCACGTCAGCCCTCGACTTTTCGATGGCGGACGAGATCATGTTGATGGCCTGATTCAGGATGACCATCGGGGCCGCGAAGGAGAGGAACAGGTCCTTGCCGAAGCTCTTGAACTTCGACTCGATGCCCTGCATATTCTTCTCCAGGTTGGAGACGGACTGCTTGACGCGGTCTGTGACCTTCTCGGCGTTGGTGTCGCCGTTGATGCTAAATTGGATTACGTTGCTCATTTTTGTTTGTCCATTTCCTCCATGAGTTTCTCTTCCTCGGTGGTCAGGACTTTCAGCTCTGCGCCCTTGATGACGGCGAAGGCCGAGTTCATCCAGATGGCTTGGGACTCAGGCATGGTCCATGCCCGGGTCTCGGGGATGCCGTTGGCCACTAAATTGGCCACCACTGATAATACCCAGGGGATGCCGGTGGCGTCACCGTTTCGGCTGCGCTTCTGCCAGAACTTGGGCCAAGACTCGACCAGCACGATCTGCGAGAACTTGTCGATTTGCTCGGCGAAGTAGTCCGGGTTGTTGGCCATCTTGCCGACGTGCCAGGAGTCCATAAAGGATGCCTTGCCCATGGGCTCACCGGCGCAGATCTTCACGGCCACCAGAAGGTCGATGGGGCGGATCTGCGCGTCGGAGCGGAGAAGGGGGCTGTCCGCCGCTTCCAGTTGGACGCGGTGAATCAGCGCAAAGGGCGCGACCCTACGCCCAAGAATCTTTACTTGGTCCGATGGGTCAGTGAACGCCGATAGAAACCTACGGTCCACTTACACCACCCCTTCGTATCCGACAGCAGTGACGGAGACGGCGGAGTAGCCACGATTAGAACCCTTGTCCGAGACCTTGGTGACCCAGCCGTCGAAAGAGGTAGAAGCAGTGCCGCCAGCGTAGGACGAGGCGGTGTTGACCGTGACAGTGAAAGAAGCACCGAGTTGCGGGATGGCCGTGGTCTTGGCAATCATCTCGACCGTGATCTGCGTCTTGCGGTCGTCGCCGCGCCAAGCGACGGTGATGCCGTTCTCGTCGACGATGGTGGCCTCGGCGGTGAACTCACCGTCGTTGGTGTAGGATTGCACCACGGCGTTGGAGACGAGGGTGTCGCCACAGCCATAGATTGCCGAAATTCCCTGGACGATTGCTGCCATACCTATTGTGGGATAGTTCGGGTTACTGAGGGTTCACTACGATCAGCAGGTCGTAGGAGAAGACCGAGGCCCAGGAGCGTTCGTTTACCCCCTCGTCCTCGGCGGTGGGGGTGATGTCGTAGCAGAGGGCATCCCCGCTGGCCACGAAGCCGGACTTGATTAGATCCAAGTCCTGCATGGCTCCGGCGATGGCGGCGCAGCGCTCGCGGTGCTGGCTCAGGGTGGTGTCGTCGGCGGAGTCGAAGACGGTCACCCGGACCCCGCAGTTGTAGTTGCCAAGGCCGTCAGGGAAGTCGTTCGGCAGCCGGGCGGAGTCGCAGAGGACCACGCACTTGGGGAGCGTGGCGGTCTCAGCTGAGTCCCCGGTGTAGAAGGTTACGCCCGCCAGTTCTGGCTGGCTGTCGAGGTAGGAAGCCAGGACGGCTTCCACGATGTGTCGTGCGGATTTGTAGCCCATAAAGTTATTTTTTGCCTTTGTTTGCTTCGTCGATGTCTACCCCGAATCGTTGCAACACAGCAGAACGCATCTGCCTGATTCGGTTGCCGTATACGATGTTCTCGGTGTTGGCCTCCTTGGCAACATTGTTCATATTGCCGATCAGGTTCTGCACGGTCATCGAGACGCGGGTCTTGCTGACCGATTGGCTGAAGACCCCCGTGCCGGAGCGGATGTTGGAATCCACCCAGGGCGCGTTATACGTTCCGTAATTCTTCTCGACGCCCTTCTTGCTGACAGGCTTGGGAACCTGGCGGAGGTTGTAAGCCCACCCGGCCTTGACAGTGCCGACCTTCAGTTGGCGCTGGGCGATGTAGGCATTCAGGGCGGCGGTCGATTCGATGTAATACTGGGGGCCTCCGATGGGCTGGTTCCGCTTCCAGCGTCCGTTCACGGCGTTCTTATACCTGTCATGGATGGGACGCGGGTCCGGGGCGAGGCCGGCAATGGGCCGATAGGTACCACGGATGTTGGCCTTGTTCAGGTAGTTGCTGGCCTTCTTGAACGCCCGGTGGTGGTCGGTGTCCTGCATGATCTTGCGGAGGACAGGGGACAGGCCGCGAACCTTGCCAGCCGTCTGGCTGGTGTAGACGTCCAGCCACTCAGCGCCGAAGCCACCTTCAGCCCCTCGGCCAAGTTTCACCGCGTTGATGACTTGGCGGAGAAAGACGGACTTGCCCTTCACCGGGGCGTCCTGGGGAATGAAGATGCGTTTGACGTCGTTGCCTAGCTTGTTGGCACCGGCACGGCGCGCGGCGTCGATAAGGCCACGGCCACCGCCCTTCGGCATAGGGGGCGTAAAGGTCATGGCGTCCCGGCACATCAGCCTGATTTGCTCGCGGCCTGCCATCTCAAGGGTCGAGCCTACGGCGGCGGCGAACTTATCCAAGACCATGACGAAGTCCGTAAGGGACCTCGGGTCAATGGGTGGATTGTTCTTCTTAGCCATTACTGGTTATCGTCGATGCACTCCAGCTCGATGACGGCGCTGGCCTGCTTGTAAGCCTGACCCTTGACCCGGAGAACCTGCCCATTGACCGTCAGTTTCTTACCTTCGGCTAGGGAGGCCATAGGGACGCCAGAGACGATGGTGGCGACCTGACCCCCAACCCGACCATCAGAAGCCGTCCAAGGGGCCGTAGCGGCGGCGAATCGCACCGTCCACATCTTCTGGTCGACGAAGCCCCCCGCGTCGAACTTGGGGGTGTTCATGGGGCGGGACAGGGCAACCAGGAAAAGGTTGCCGTTGACGCTGGCCGGGACGCCTACGTCCGCCAACAGTCCTTGGAAGTCTGCGAGAAAGGTCTGGTAGATGCTCATGGGTTGGAAAGGGGGATACAAAAAAGCCCCCATCGCTGGGGGCTGTTCAGAGGCTCAGCCCCGATTAGGGGTTGTAGACCGAGGCGATGGTGCCCGTGGTGATCGCCTTGTTGGCGCCGAACATCAGTTCCATGGAACCGATGACGTTACGGGTGCTCTTGTCGACCCAGACGTTGTAGTAGACGTTGAGGCCGAGACCTTCGACCGGGACGACTTCGCGGACGAGGAAGTCCGAGCCGACGGCTTCGAGATCCGGGGCGGCAGCGGCCATCGCGATGGCTTCGCTGGAGCAGGCAAAGCCCGCCAGTTTGAGTTCAGACGGGAAGGACGAAGCGTAGAACACGCCGCCGTCGAAGCCGTAGGCACCAGCGGAGAGCGGGAGACCAGTCGTGGCGGTCGGGATGAGCTGGCTGTAGATGCCAGGGTTGACGATGAGGGTCTTGCGACCAGCCTTGCTGACACCGGCCCAGAGAGCCTTCAGCTGAGCGGAGCCCGGGACGACAGCGGAGTCGGCAGCGGTGACCGTGGCGGCGCCGAAGTTGGCGACGGTGATAGGAGCGGTAGCGGCGGCCCAGATGGAGTCGGCCAGCTTGTCCATGTTGATCTTCAGGATCTTCTCGAGGCGGATGCCGTTCTGGACATCAGCGTAGGAGAGGCCGAAGGGCTGGTAGAGGTGGTTCAGCGAGACGGCGGTGGCGCCGAGGGTGCTGTCGCCGATGACGTTGAACGCGGACGGGTTGGTCAGCGTGGTGGAGCCAGCGGTCGAGAGGGCGACCTGGACGACGTCCTTCGGGCGCTTCACGTCGCCGGAGAAGTCCGAGGCGAAGTTGGAGAGACCGGCGAGGCGGTTGGCGAGGGAGGTGAGGCTGAGCTCGGCGACGGTATCGACGATCAGAGCGCTGTTGATGGTGTTAGGCATGGTAGCTTAGGAGGGTGGGTTGAAAGATTATTTGGAAGCGAAGAGGACGGCCTTGTGCTTCTTGAGGAAGGCACGGCGCTCAGGGCCAGCAGGCATCGAGGCATACTGGTCGGCGAGCGAGACGGCGGCGGCGGCGGCGGTGTCCTGAGCCTTGACAGGCTCGACGCCAGAAGAGGCGAGGATGTTCGCGGCTTCCTTGGCGCCGGACTGCACGGAGGCTTCCAGGCTGGAGACCTTGGCGTTGGCTTCTTCGAGCTTGGCGGAGAGGTCAGCGAGGGCGGCGTCCTTCTCGGCGAGGGAAACCTTGGCGGCGTCCAGTTCGACGGAGACGTTGACGGCAGCGGCTTCGACGCTCTTGCGGAGGTCGTCGCGTTCAGCGGTCATGGAGATGATCGCGGCCTCGGCGGCCTTGAAGCGTTCTTCGATGGTGAGAGCCATATACTATTGCGGGGTAGTTCGGGTTAGGTGGTCCGCTCGAACTCGTCGAGGGCGGCGGCGAAGGACGTGGCCAGCCCGGTGATGAGCCCCTTGTCGGCGGCTTCTTCACCCGTAAACACTTGGCCTTCCATGTCTTCGTCCCTGGCGTAAGAGCGCTTCCGCTTCACGACAGACTTGAACCGCTCGTGCATACGCTCGATACGCTCCTGCTCGTCGTGGCGCATATCTTCGGAGTAGCCTTCTCCGGCCACGTTCGCGGCCTTGAACTTACCCGCACGGAAGATTTCGAGCTGCAGGCCGATCTGCTTGTAGTGCTCGGCGTAGGACTCGTCCACGAGGATCACACCTACGGACCCCACGTACGCTGACGGGCTGGCCAGAACTTGGTCGGCCTGCGAGCCCCAGTAAAAGCCACCCGAGGCCATGAGGTCCTTGGTATAGGCCATCGTCGGCAGCGGGAGCATGGCCACCTTGTCGGCGAGCTCAGGGGTGCCGAGGACGGAACCGCCCGGGCTGGAGATGTTGAAAGCGATACGCTTCACCGCAGGGTTGGATAGGGCCTCGTCAATCTGGTCGGAGATTTCCTCCATGTCGGCGCCGCCAGTGAGTTTCTCGAACTTGGTGAGACCGATACCCAGCACACCCTTGGCGCTGATGACCGCCGTGCCGTTCGGGGTCACGTAGGGCTTGGCGACAGGGTTGAAGAACATATCGAGCACGCCTTCTACCACGCCGTATTTCTCGGCGTACTTGGCGTGGTTCGCGGCTTTGATAGGATCGCAGAGCATCGGCTCGCGACCGCAGAGGGCGTTGTGTAGAGACTTCACGGGTTAGAGGGGGCGGGAGGTTCGGGGACGTCCAGGTTGTCGGCGACGTCTTGCGACATCTGCGCCGGGGTCTGGCCCTGCTGGAGCCAGTTGAACGCGGACTGATAAATCATCCAGAGGGGCAGGCCCGCATCCTTGGCGGCTACGACCATGGCGGACATCTCCTTCACGCGGGTCGAGACGACCTCTTCGTGGGTCATGCCCTTCTTGCCGAGGATGGCGGTGGCCGTGGTCAGACCCATCTGCAGGTCGGCACGGTCTTGCGCGGCTTCGCGGCCAGCGTCGACGGTGACGTCGCGCGGGGTGATCCACGTCTTACGGTTGAAGTAGGGGTCGTCCGGCAGTTCGCCGTTCTCGATACCCCACGAGATGACGAAATCATACGTATCGTCGCATACGGTATCGATGGTGAGGTTCTGCCATTTCGCGGCAATTCGTGAAACCTTTGCGGCCACTAGGCGGATGGCTGGGCCGGTGATGCCGGAGGGGTCGGAGACGTACTCGACAGGGAGCAGCTTGACGATGTCGCGCTCGATGGCCTTCATCATGCCGACCCACGCAGGGCTCGGGCGATTGCTCGCAATCTGGCTGAGGTCCTCGTTGGTATCCACCACTGCGAGTTTGCCACCCATCTGGCTGGCAAGGCGCTCGCAGGAACCGTTAGCGGAACCGCCAGCGAACTGTGCGGCGGCATCGTCCTGAAGCATACCACCAGCCTTCTTCAACAGCATAACGTGGTCACTCGCTGCCCGCAGAGCGGTCTTCTCGAGCTCGAACACTTCCAACTGGTCCTGGACCGAGTTGAGGCTAGACTGCAGCACTGGGTATCCGCGAACGGCGGAGGCCCGCTCGAACTCGCAGACGTGGCTCATGGACTCGACAGGGATGAAGCGGTCCTTCTTCTCGCCGTCGACGTAGACGTTGTAGCCTACGACTTCCGAGTAAGAACCGAGGTAGACGCCGTCAACACACTTGGGGTTGAACTCGTCTTTGGTCGGACCGACGCGGTGGCCCTCGATGATCTGTACGCGGGGACGCCCGGTCTTCGGGTCGTAAGTCTTGAGCAGGAACGAGTCGCCGTCGACCAGACTGCCGAAAAGGCTAAGGCGCTGCACTTGGCCGAACGTGAAGCGGCCGGTGATGTCGCACTTCTTCGACCAGTTGCGGAAGTACTCTTCGTACTGCGCGGCCTTCTTCGGGTCCTGTGCCAGGGACTGAGGCACGAGGCCGTCACCGATGGTGACCAGCACCACCTCGTCCATGACCTGCTTGTAGGTCGGAGAGTTGCGGATACCCCAGCGGGACTTACCGATCATCTGGATTCGGTTGACGGAAGACAGGTCCGTGCGACCGTCGGACGGCGCCGAGGTCAGCAGCCAACGCCGGGTGCTCGACTGGGTCGTGCTGGCGAACTGGCTATAGTCTGCTCCCGCCTGCTTCCGAGGCGACTTAGTTGCAGGCGTTTTGGGTGTCTTCTTGGTGGCCATCAGAGGTCGACGCGGTCGGTCCAGGTAATCTGAACGGAGGTATGGGCACCGCCATACTTCTTAGGGTCCAGCTTGGAGAGGGCGAAGTTCAGCTCGAGCAACCGGGTCTGCGGGGGAACGCCCCACTGCTTGTTGACCGAGGTTCCGCTGTCAGAATAGGACGTGACCGCTAAGCCCATATCGGCAAGGGCCTGCTGCTTGTAGGCGAGCAAGGTATCTTCATCCAACCCTACGAACAACCCGAGAGGCATATACTTATTGCCCCTCAGTTCGGGTTGGTTCGGCATCCCTGCCGACGATGCCCCACCGGCAGGCGATGAGCATCCCAAGCAGTTCGCAGTCGAAAGCGTGGTTGTGCTTCACGCCCTGGCGTAACCTCCAGATGGGTTTGCCTCCCTCCTTCACGCGGGTCTCGGAGTTCAACTGCATCACGTAGTCCTCGGTCGCATCCCGGGCGAATGAAAAGACGCGGCGTGCGCGCAAGCCGTAGAATAAATCCTTGCCACTCAGGTTCGACCACACCACGAGCGATGTCGGCTTCTGCACCCCCGGCACGTGGATCGCGGAAGGCGATTGGTAGAACCGGCGGACCATATCCCCGTTCTTCGTCTTCACGTTGAAGTACTCCTGGCCGGAACCCTTGGCGCAACCCCACCCACGGATGGCGCACTGCTTGTACACCTCTTGCGTGTTGTTGCCGTCACCCGAGTCCACCATGACGAGCTGAGGGTGCACCCCCCACTTGGCCGCCATGGCGTCGAGCCCAGTCCAATCGGTCAGGCCATCGTTCGACAGCACCTTCTCGTAGGCCGCCAGACGGCTGTGCCCGGTGCGACTCCAGCGGCGCACGATGGTCCAGAAGTGGTCGCCCTGACAGTCGATGGCCAGCGTGACGAACGGAACCGACCCGGGCGGGGCTTCCTCCTTGTCGACGATCTGGCCGCGCGGCCCGATGTAGCAGGTGGCCGACCACTCGTCTTTCATGGCGTAGTCCGAGGACTCCGTGCTGACCACGAGTGAGCCTGTCTCGTCCGCCCACGGGAGAGCCAAGTACTGCTGCTTGAACAGCATACGCGGGGTGATGTCCCCGAGCTCGGCGACCTCCTTCGCCTTGATCATGTCGACGGCCAGAGACCCCCAGCTCGTAGACGCGAGAGCGTTGACGTGCAGTCCTACGTACCCGGCCTTCTCCGCCTTGGCCGTGGCCACGAAGCCAGCCCCACGCTCGACCTCGTTGGCAATCGTCCGCACCTCGTCGTTGTCCTCCAACCGCGCCTTGCAGTGCGGGCACTCGTAGGTCGTGCCGTTCTGCACCTGCTCCAAGTCCCAGCCGTCGATGCCCTTGGCGCCGTCGGGAAACCTCACGAAATCCCAAGACCATGCACTCGTCTTGGAACACTCCGGGCACGCCATCATCCACTCCCGCTGGTCGGTCATCAGGTAGAACTTCCAGAACTCCGCACCCTGTCCTTCGATGTTCCCTGGCTGGCTCTCGTAGATCGCCTTCGACGCGAACGCCGCCGCCTTCAGTCGGGACAGGCTCATGGCAATCGCACCGTTCGGCCACTGCCAGATTTCCGAGCCGAGGACGTAGCGGACGTGCAAGGACTGCAGGTGCTTCTCCGTCGAGGCCGAGCGGTTGTGGATCAGCGAGCCGTCAGCGAACCTCAATGTCCCCGACTTGTCGTTATCGTCGGCGCTCATCTGCGAACGGATGTCGGCCACCTGCTCGAACAGCGGGCGCAGCTCGTTAAGCGTGAAGCCCTTCGCCTTGTCCTGGCTGTCGAGGTAGATGGCCATCGACGCCCGACGGTTCGCCATCAGGTAAGTGGCAATCAGTTTCAGCGTCAGCGTCTTCCCGCAGCCGATTGCCCAGGGCATGAACATCCGGCTCGTGGTCGACTGGTTGAAGATGCGGACGGCCTCCGCGATCCACGGCCACCGCTTCGGGTTGTACCCGCCGTCGAACACGCCAGCAGGAATCTTCTTCACGTTGTGCCGCAGGTAGTCGACCGGGTCGGACATCGCCGACGGCCTGACCACGCTCAGCCCTTCGCGGAACAGTTCCTCGGCGTTCATGCTTCGGGCGGGCGGAAGGCGTCCGCCGCGTTGGCAATCTTCTCCCTGGCTTCGAGCGCCCAAGCCGTCAGGACAGTGATGGCCTTGATGGGGTCCTTGGGGTTCGAGTTCTCACCGCACTCCGAGGCCAGCGCATCCAGCCGCTCGACGATCAGGCCAGCCAGACGGAGCATCGCTTCACGCGCTTCGGTCGCTTCGATTCTGTCCCGAGCTGCGAGCGCTCTGCGTTCAGACTCTTCTTGCAGGGCCACCAGTTGCTTCAGGCTCTGGCCATACGTGACCTGGTACTTCCCGGTCTCGGCATCACCGGCTCTGAGCATCCGTTCGTACTTCTCGCGGGCGAGCACGACCAGGCTCTCGTGCTTGCTGATCGTCTCGGCGAAGTTCGCGTCGGGGATTCCCTCCACGTCGAGGGATTCCCTTTCCTTTTTCGGTCGCCCCGGCTTGCGCTTGGTTTCTGCCAAATCAGAAACAGGCGTTTTTTCCTCGTTTTCAAAAGTCATGGTTTTAAAAAGAGCGGGGTGGCAAGCCACGCGGCCTTGGGGGGGTAGGCAAAAGATTCCTTAGAAGCCCTATATGGGCCTCTAACCACGGTCCCCGCGTGCACGTCGCAAGCCCCCCTGGTAACGGCGCCGGAAGCACGCAATTTGCTCATGCACCGATGAGACTGCGGACAGCCCCATCATCTTCGCAATGGATCTCATGCTATGTTTGGAGCCAAGTCCAAGTCCGATGCGTACCACCTCCGTCTGTCCACGCAGGTAGGGACAGCGGCGTGATCCGATTGAGTCGAGCATGACGCGTAGGATGGTGAGCACCTCTGCCCGGTCATAGGTCTGGTGTCTGGTGGTCGCGTCCTCTCCCTCGTCTTGCCTGAGTCGCCAGCACGCCCTGGCTTCATTCAGCTCCATGACTGTATCGCCTGACTTGGGTAGCTCGCGGTAAGGCCGGAAGCCGGAGGCCCGTGCCTTCCTCTGCTCGGCCTTCGATAGGGAATCGAAGTGGGCATCAGCTGCGCGCATATGCGCCTGCGGGATGTTGTCCTGAGTCTCGGCCACTGATCAGGTTGTAGGGGTGGGCATGGGCTGAAGTGAAACTATAACCCCGCACAGGCCGTTTGCGTCTGTTTGCAGGCGTTTGCAGGACTTGCAAACACGTTAACCCCTTGACCATCAGCGGACTTGCAGACGACTACTACTACTACCTACAACTATATAGATAGATATATATAGAGAGAGGGAAGAGGGGATGGGATAGGAGAGGGTATCCTATAAAGGGGGCTATATCGTGGGGAAGTTGCAAACACCGACTTGCAGTCATAAAGCCTTACCACTGCAGACACTTAACGTGTTTGCAGATGTTGGCAGATTTGTTGCAACAGACCCTTAGTCGAGGAAGGCCGACCTCGGAATCCGTACCGCCCGATGGATGGACGCACCGAAACGGACGCCCGCCACGTGGGCCGCGCCCGGTACTCTTGCAAACTGATCCTTCCACTTATCCGCCCAGGACGTGTCCATGAACAGGGTACGCAGGGCCGGGTGATGGTTGGAGATCGCGACAGTGTCGTCCTCCAGTCGGATGCCTGAGCGCTGCAGATTGAGGCGCAGGTTGTCGGCCTCGTCGACGGTGACCTCGGTGGAGTAGTAAGCCTGCACCAGTTCGCCGATGGAGCGGGTGTAGGTATGGTCGCCCTGCTCGAAGCGGATGGACTTATCGAGGAGCCAAGCAAGGGCTCGGACTTCGTCCTGGTCAGCCTCGTCGGGCATGAAGCCGTGCCAGTTCTGCTTCTCGACCCAAGCGGTGGCGTCCTCAAGGGATAGGACTCGCGTGGAGGTCAGGGAGAAGGCGCCGGATAGGAGAGCGCCCAACTGGTCACCGATGCGCTGGTCGCCTAGCTTGACGGCTACTGCCTTGGCAAAGGTCCGGGCGTTGGCGGTGATGCTCAGGGCGTTAGCCAGGGCACGGGAGCGGATGCCCTCGGCGTAGTTAGGACGTGCCACGGTCTCGGCCCACATGGCTTTCAGCTGCTCGAAGCGTTCGCGTCCGCCGTCGGTGTTGTCCTTACGCAGTTCGAGGGAGGTGATACGGCTGGTATCGGCTCGCTGGTTCGCGGCCACGCCGATGGAGGCGAAGGCGAAGCAGGAACGGATCTGGTACTCCATGGCCTTGCCGGAGGCGGAGCCCTTGCCGATGCCTGCGCCGGTCTCAGCGGAGGCGGCACGTGCGAGCTCGAGGATGGACTGCATCCGCATCTGGCCGCGCTTGTCCTCGGACTCGGCCTCGTCGAAGATGACCGGGAGAGCGTCGGACTTGAGGCGTTGACGGATGAAGGCTTCGGTGGTGGCGGACTGCACCTGCAGCGCAAGGCGACCGACGAGCGGGTCGAGGATGTTGTTGAGCAGCCAGGTCTTGCCGGAGCCGGACGGTCCGTTGACCCAGATGTGCGGACGCCAGCCGAGCACGCCGCAGATCGGAGCGATGACGCACCAGCCAGCGAAGAACTTGGAGAAGATGGGTTCCTTCCAGTTCATCATGTCGGTGAGGGCCATGAGGCGCGCGGCCTCGGCGTTCGAGATGGGTTCAGCCTGGTCAGCCTCTAGGCGCTGGCCCTGCGTGTAGATCCACTTGGACTTGAAGGACGGGATGGTGCGCTCTTCGTTGCCGATGAGCAGGCGGTCGCCCGCGTGGAACATGACCTGCTCGCCGTCGACCCAACAGCCACGGCCACGGACGCGTCGTGGAGAGAAGATGCCCTCGCGGTGGGCGGCTTGGATGAGCGCGTTGGCTGCGGCCTTCCAGTCGGCGCCTTCGCGGGAGGGGAAGTGAGACTCCCACCAGTTGGCACCGGCTAGGCGGAGGAACGGCAGGTGCTTGTGGTCGTTGGCCGACAGGGCCACGATCTGCTGGCTTGAGTCGGGCAGGTAGAAGTAGACGCCTTCGTCGTGACCGAGGACGCGGAAGGGCCACGGCACTTCGGGAGTGGGGTCTGGCTCGCTCGGCAGGGCGGCGTACTCCATGGCCTCGAGGACTTCTGGGGGCATGGGGATGTGCGGAGATTCGGGGGGCGTATTCTCCGCATCCTTGCGGACATTAGGCTCGCCCCGGATGTGAGCGCGCACCTGGTCAGTGGTCCATCCTTCGGACTCAGCGTCGGCGAGGTCCCAGCCTTCGGCCACGCCAGAGGGAGGGGTGACGATGCGGACGTTCGGCAGTTGCTTGCGGATGAGCTCGATGCACTTGCGCCCGGGCTCGTCGGCATCAGGCCAGAAGAGGACGCGGCGGTCGGAGAGGGGAGACCAGTCGGCGAGGCTGACGGCCTTGGAGCCGCCCGACCACGTCGTGCAGGTGAGGTTCGGCAGCAGACGAGAGGCCGCGTCGGCGGTCTTCTCGCCCTCGACGATGAGCACCCACGCGGTAGGGTCGGCCTTAGCTAGGGCTGGCAGGTTGTAGAGCGGGCGGGGCTTAGCGAATGACTTCCAACGCCAGCCTTCCTTACCGGAGACATGGCGGCACCACGTGATGGGCAGGACTTCTTTCGAGCCGTCAGCGAGGTCGAAGCGGCAGATCAGGCCGACGCGCTTCGAGTCAGCGGTGAGATAAGGCCACGTGGCGACAGGCTGGCCGTGCTTGTAGTGGTTCAGGTCGGGCTCGTGGCAACCATCG